GTTGCTGATATCTTCATTAAGCCAAATCGTTCTATCAACTTTATTACTCTCAATTTCGTCGCTGCTCGATCTTCTGTATCGTTCACTGAAATTGGCGGTGGTCAATAATAGAGATAAATAAAGAATAAAGGAGATAAAAAATGGCAAATATTGCTGACTTTAAAGCGGTAATGATTGGTGGCGGTGCTCGCCCAAATCAATTCCGTGTTGAATTAAGTTTCCCTTCTTATGTTACTGGCGGTATCGTAGCTGGACAGCAAGCACAATTCTTGTGTAAAGCTGCTCAGTTACCTGCTTCTACTGTAGAGGACATTAATGTCCTTTACCGTGGTCGTCCAGTACACTTTGCAGGCGAACGTACTTTCCAACCATGGACTATTACAATCTATACTGACACTTCTTTCAATATCAGAAATGCTATTGAACAGTGGCAAGCTGGTATTCAGAACTATGGTTCAACTACTGGTCGTACTAACCCACGTGACTATCAGGTAGACTTAAATGTCCACCAGTTGGATCGTAATGGTGCGACTGCTAAGACTTACAAATTTACTGATGCGTATCCAACTTCAATTGGTGCGATTGGTCTTGATTTTGAACAACAAAATCAAATTGAAACTTTTGATGTGGAATTTACTTACAACTACTTTACTAGCAATTCTACTGAAGGTAATAGCTTCGGTGTTAATGCTTCTGTAAATACACCAATCGGTACTTTCCCAATTAACATCTAATTCGTTAGGTAAATTTTAATTATGCAAGTTTTTGGATTTGAAATAAAACGAAAGAACGAGAAGTTGGATGTGGGGAGTGTTGTAACTCCCCCATCTGATGATGGTTCTACCGTTGTTGCCACGGCTAGTGCCTACTATGGCATGGTTATGGACATTGAGGGTGTCGTTAAGAATGAGAATGATTTAATTCGTCGTTATCGTGAAGCATCACAATATGCTGACTGTGATATGGCAATTGAAGACATTATTAACGAAGCGATTATCTCTGATGAACATGAGCAAACGGTAAAAGTTAATCTTGATAAACTGAAAGTATCTGACAGTATCAAGAAGAAAATTCGAGAAGAGTTTGATCAAGTCCTACGTTTGTTTAAGTTTAACATCAAAGGACATGATATTTTTCGCTCATGGTATATCGATGGGCGAATTTATTATCATATTCTAATTGATGAAAATAATATTAAACAAGGTATCGTTGAGATGCGTTATGTGGATCCTCGTAAGATTCGTCGCATTAAAAATGTAACTAAAGAACGTACTCCAGATGGAGTTGAGATTATAAAGAAAGTTGATGAATATTTTCTTTATAATGACAAGGGAATTACTGAGCAATCAACACAAGGTGTCAAACTTTCGTTAGACTCTATTGTTTATTGCCCTTCTGGTTTATCTGATGCAAATACTGGGATGACTCTGTCTCCATTGCATAAAGCAATCAAGCCAGTAAATCAATTAAAAATGATTGAAGATGCGGTAGTAATTTATCGTATTAGTCGTGCTCCAGAACGTAGAGTGTTTTATGTTGACGTTGGTAACCTTCCAAAGTTGAAGGCTGAACAATACGTTAACGATATGATGAATAAGTTTAGAAATAAAGTTGTTTATGATGCTACTACTGGTGAGACACGTGATGATCGTAAACATCTTTCAATGATGGAAGATTTCTGGATGCCTCGTCGTGAAGGTGGTAAAGGTACAGAGATTACTACACTTCCTGGTGGCCAAAATCTTGGCGACATTCAAGACATTGAATATTTCCAGAAAAAATTATATCAGGCACTCAATGTGCCCATGTCTCGTATGACACAGTCTCAGGGATTTAGCCTGGGAAGAGCGCAAGAAATTACTCGTGATGAGATTAAGTTTAGTAAATTTATTGCTAGACTTCGCAAAAAGTTTTCTGTATTATTTTCTGACACACTGCGTGTTCAGTTAATATCAAAAGGAATTATTCGTGGTGATGAGTGGGACGATATGACCAACTACATCACTTTTGATTATCAAGAAGATAATCACTTTAACGAATTAAAAGATGCTGAGTTATTGACTAATCGTATTACTATTCTTCAACAGCTTGAACCATACATTGGTAAGTACTACTCTTCAGCATGGGTTCGTAAAAATGTTCTCATGCAAACTGATGCTGACATTGAGCAAATGGATCAAGAAATGGATTCAGATAATGATGCTAAGATGCAACATGCTGAATTAGATGGAAATGTGGCTGGTGCTCAACAAACTGCTCAACAGAATTATGTTGTTAAAAATGCACTACCAGATCCTAATGAACAACCACAACAAACACCTAGTAAATAAGGAGATTTATAAATGAGTAATGTTAAAAATTTAATTGATGCAATCGCTGATGGTAATGCATTAAAAACTGAAAGTTATTTCAACGCTGCAATTGCTGAAAAAATTGCTGGTCGTTTAGATAATATGCGTCAAGATATTGCATCAAATATGTTTAACCAACAATCTTTTGTTGAAGAAGAAGTTGAACAAGTTGATGAAATCGTAAAAGTATTTCATCACACAGCTGATGGAGCTAGTCTATCAAGAAGCGCAAAAAATCCCAACGATGCTGCAGCAGTAGCACATCGTAAAGCAGCTGCTGATGCTGCTAAAACAGCAAGAGCAGGTGGAAACTTTAAATTTAAAGGTAATTCCAGCATGACTCCTCTTACAGCAAAAAAATCAGGTGGGAACGTCCAGGCAGTTAAATCAGAAGAAGTTAAACCAAATGTCTGATCTAATTAACTCTGTATTAAAATCATTGGATCAAGCTAACAGCACATCCAATGTTTTCCGTCTAGACACTATGCGTGCATCTGTTGCCCAAACTATGTTTGCAAACGAAGAAGCAGTTTCTGAAGAAACTGAACAGATTGATGAATTATCAACAGATACACTTAATAGTTATCGTGATCAAGCAGTTGATCATAAAGAAAAACTAAAAAATAATATCGCAAGAAAAACAGATCATGTTCAACAAATGAATGATATGGGTCGCGATGCATCAAATGATAAAGCTGAACTTTCTGCTGCAGAAAAATTACTAAAGAATCGTAGAGCAGGAATTGATAAAGCTGGCGAAAAGATTGCACAAAAATAATGCAATACTACGAATTAAAATCTTCTCTTAGAAAATCTAACATTATTGAAAGCGTTAGATCATACCTTCAGTTAATTGAGTTGACTGAAGAAGGAAAGATTTTAATTAATGGTTTGAATACTGATTTCAAAACGATTAAAGAAGCAAGAACATACATTAAGTCAAAACACGAATCATATAATTTAGAAGAGACTGTCACACAAGAGGTTTACGAAGAAATTACAGCGAACCGTATTGCACATATAATTAAAGAATATCATGATATCAAAGTTACCGATACTCTTATAGAATCATACGTTGAACTTGCTTCTTCAAATATTTTTACAATTGATCCAGTGGTTCAAGATATCCGTAGACTAAACAAATTAGATGTTGTAGTTGAAGGTAAGGTTCATTATGAACTAACCGATGGTTGCATGGTTGCAATTAATGAGTCTACGCAAGAGATACTAAATAATATATTGACAGGTCAACAAGAAATAATTGAGTACATGAGAGAAAGTAAAGAAAACTTTTTACATGTGCTTGAACGAATAGAGGAATAATAAATGGCTGCTGTTAGAACAACAATACTTAGAAATACAAACCAAGAAACTATTGTAAAGTTTGAAGGTAGTTCTGCTGATACAGCAGCAACTATTGACATTGCTACGATAGCTGCTACTACTCAAGCAAGAAATAGCGACACTCCTACTGTTAATATTGTTAAGTTAGTTGCTGCAGGTCTATTATCTTCAGCAGTAACTATTACTAGGGGTGGGGTTGTTGTAATGGCAGCTGCTCCAGAAAACGTACCAATGATCAATTTAACACAGGATGGTATCACAGATACTGTTGGTAATACTTCAAATATCGTTATCACTCTTGGCGGTGCTGCCAGTGTTGGGTATTTGGTTCTACGTAAAATTGCTGGTTGGGATACTAAAGTTGAACTCGCTGAGTTTGGTTCTCATGACAATCCTAATGCAGTGGGGAGCTAATCAATGAAACTAATCAGAGAAGTATTAGATCAA